GATGTATAAAACTTTGATACTCTGTTGGTAAATAATTATTCATCCTTGTACTCCATCTCCAAAATCATTTCTGCATAGTGTATTACTTTTTCTATATCTTTTCTACCTTCACCTTTTCTTCTATGTCTTGTAACATATTTTATAATATTACCTTCAAGAAAAGTTAAATCATTACCTACAATATATTCTACAGGTTGTATCTTACAATCTTTATAGTGACTACCACCTACTTGTTTTAGTGTAGCTTTTAATGCTTGTTTCTTTAAATCAGTTTTAGTAAAACCTTTATCTTTTATAGTTTCTTTTATGGCTTCATCCATCATGCCCATGTTTGCTTGCTCCTCGTAAGTTATCATATCTTGATATAGTTTATCAAAATTTTCTTCATAAGTCAAATCTTTTTTTGTTGTCATCTTCGCCTCTTAAAACATTTCTTATTCTTTTTCTTAAAAAATTTTTATTAGTCGCATTCATAACTTTATATGCAAATGACCTAGCTTTATTTGGTTGCACTCCTGCCATTTGACAAACTGAATGAAAGTTCTCACATGTTACTCCAACACTTGTAAAAAACCAAGACTCTGCTCTAGATTTATTTAATTTGTCTTGTGGTGTAATAACATTCTTTGATACATCTAATAATGCCTGAAGTATTACAGACAAAAATAATCTTTTCTCAGAGCTTTTTGGTTCTGAGTAAAAAATATTTTCTATCTGTATTATATCAGGTTCGTCCTTCAATTCACTTCTTCTACATTCGGCTCTTTCTCAATGTGTGTGAGATACCTTTGACCAGTCGAATACTTATAAGTACGAAGTCCTTTACCATCATTAGCATCACTCCAACAATCATGCTTATAATTGCAATAAACACAAGCAGTATCGAGCCTATAGTTACCAGACTTTCCATCAGGAATTGCTTCATAACATTTAGCTGGTGGTACATCTGACTTAACAACTTTCTTAATCCTTTGTATTCTATCTCCGGCATTTATCATCTCCAATGAATGTACTTTTGTATAACATATTTCTCCTGTCGATTTATTAATAACTAAGAACCCAGCTTCTTCTACATTATTTCCTTGAGCATATGCAGATATCTGTGGTATATAACCAAAAGGGTCATCACTAGATAAGTTATTATATTTAAATTTACTATAACCTCTACCTGATGCACTCTTACAATCTACTAATACTCCATCAATAAAACAATCCTGGTGTCCCTTTACTCCTTCAACCTGTACTTGCTTTTGTTGTTGTGTTACTTTATGGCCGGCAATAGAGGCCAACATAATTAATAACTCTTCTAATATATAACCATAAAGAAATTTAATTCTAGTGCTAGGTGCTAAAGGTTTATTATGTGGCTTTTTAAAATCATACCATAATTGCCTATCAGGTCTACCTATTGTAGATAGTCGTAATCTAGGTTTATCTTCAGGCCTTTGCTTTAGAAAATCTTTTACGTGTATCTTAACTGTTTTAGCAAACGTATCTATACATTTATCTACTTCTTTTTCTGTTAAGTTCTTATTCTTCTTTTCGAATAAATTATATATATCTTCTACTAATGTTTCTATTTTTTTCATGATATGTTGTGAGAGCTTTGCGTGTGTAAGACAAAGCTCCCACTTTCCTTTTATTAAGAGGCAAAAGGAATTTTTTCACCACCTGTTTCACCAGATGCGTAACCATCAGAGACGACATCAAAGTCTTCTCTTTCTTCATAGGGAATTAAGTCTACAACCTGAATCTTTTTTAGGTCTGCAGATATTCCTTCCTTCCCAGCATACTTCCACTCATACGTTGTGTAAAGTACGTTAACCTTTGAACCATTACCTACTAAATCCATCATAGGTCTTTTCTGCCCATCAACTACAACAGGTGGAGTATTATCATTACCATCTTTTCTTTTCACCTTTCTTTTGATAGTAACATACTCGCCTTTAGTCTCATCAGTCTTTATATTGAGACCATCTTTCTCTGCGATAGCTTTGTTCTCAGCATCTAGATTACCTACATCTATTTGCCAACTTGGTTCAAACTTCGTGTTAGGGCTTTGTATGCTAGCCCAGTAAGCAGTTCCACTTATGACACTCATTGGTGTTCTCCTTTTTTGGTTAATAAAATTATATTATAGCATAGTTTATTATTCACTGTCAACACTTTTTTTAATTATATTTTGAGAAAAAAGATTCTGTATATTCATTAGATACATTTTAGATGCGTTATGGTCTCCACCGGATACACTCCTAACTTGATTAGCATTAATAGATGCATTAATAATTTTCTTTAACATCTTCGTTTCAAATACTAATGTGCCAAACACTTCATCTCCTACACATAAATTATGAAACCAGTAATCTGAATCAGTAGCATTGATACCACTAGGTTTACCATAACACTCATACTCTATTGCTATGTTACCTGTATGTAACCACATACCTCTTTCAGACTTTACTTCTATCTTTTTATCTTGTAGCATATCGGCCACAATCTTTTCTCTTACTTGACCATACTGTAAATCTAGGTCAAACTTTTTTCTGTCTTGTGTCTTTGGTTCTAGTTTACTCATTATTATTTTCTGACTCCTCTAAATATTTTATTGCACGTTTTAAATTAATAGTGTTGTCTCCAAATGCTCCTAGTGTTACATTGCAAGGATTACATAGCCAGCCTCTTACTTTACCTGTGTTATGGTCATGGTCTAACACCCATCTCTTTTCAAATCTTCTTGAAACTGGTTTGTATGTATCTCTATCTACAACTATAGTTAAATTATTTATCTCCTCTAAAGTTCTGCCACATATAGGACATCTATAATCATCAGATGGATATGGTAATGTATTATATTTAATTCTTTCTCTTTGTTCTGCACTGTAATCTTTTTTACAAGATAAACACATAGTGCTTAATATGCCAGTATCGTTTCTTAATATAGTTTTTATCTCAAAATTCTCTCTAGTTATAGGTTTAGCTTTTTTACATTTTCTACATGTATAAGTTTCAATACTACTATCATATTTTTTTTCATAGTCTTCTAAATTAAATAATGATAATTGGTCTAATGTGTTTCTGCCCATGTTACTCCTACTTTGTAATCGTTATCTAAAGGACATCTTAGTTTTAATAAGTTCTCCGTTTCTTTTATAGCTATCTTTGTAATACTACAAAACTCTCCTATATCTTTATTAGCTACTTCAAACTGGTACTCATCATGCACAGAGGCCACAAGTTTTACATCTAGTTTTTTATTATAAACTCTGTGTATAATTCTTAGTAACCAATGCTTACAAATAATAGCACCAGCTCCTTGCAATAAAGTATTCAATGCTGAATGTGGACTCCTAACTTTTAAGTATCTACCATCAATAGCTTTTATTCTTCCTTTATAGCCAGCACTTTCTACCTGACTACGTAGTCTTTTTAATGAAGGTAAGTTAGATAAGAACCTATTAATTAAAACATTACCTTGTTGTTTTCCAGCTCCTACTATCTTACCTATCTTCTCTGCACCGGCACCATAAAGAAAAGCATAGATAAATGTTTTTGCTTGGTCTCTATCTTTTATACCGGCCAACTCCATATTCTTTGTATGTATATCTCCATTCAATATCTCATCAGTATAATTTGTATCATTAAGATAATGTGCAAGACAACGTAGCTCTAGACCACTAGCATCAGTGCCTACTAATTTGTATTTAGTAGTGTCTGATACAGTCCAGAGACTTCTACATTCTTTTCCATATGGTGAGTAAGTGGCCGGAACTTGTGCCATGTTAGGTGAGTTATGTGCCATGCGACCTGTAATAGTTCGTAGTGTCATAACTCTACCATGCACTCTATTACTATTATCACATGCTTCAATCCAGGATTCTACCATTACTGCCCTTTTCTGCAGTAAGAAATACTTTGCAAATCTTTCTGCAGTTAGTTTCAACTCCGGCTCTTTGATTGTTTTTAAAACAGCTTCATTAATGATTATATTTTCTTTATCAGTAAACTGTTTTGGTTTCCAACCTCTCTTCATTAATCTATCAGCTATCTGCTGACGAGAGCCAATGTTAAATGGTATTTCCTTTGTCTTCGTCTTCATCTCCACAATGGTAGGTTCAAACTCTTCCAAAGACCATTGCTCTAAGTCATAGATATCATCTTTTAGTTTTGCTAATAACTCTTGTGCTTTTCTTATATCAAAAGCAAAACCATTCTTCTCTTGTTGGTCTATGATTAATCTAATATCATGTTCTAAATCTATAGACTCTTTTGTAAAACCTTTACTTTCTTTTAACAACTCTTTGTAAACTGCGTGTGTAATCTCTACGTCTTGTTTACAATAGTCTAACATAGCTTGATTATATTTTGAAAAGTTTACTCCTTCACCACCTTTAAGCATGTTTAGTTTTTCTCCCCATGCTCGTAGGCCATGACCTTTTTCTCTAATAGGATTAAACAACTGAGATAATATTAATGTATCTACAATATTACCTGGAAGTATCTCTGCATCTAATAATTTATTTAAAACCGGTGCATCAAAAGATAAACCATTGTGCATAATAAATTTATCTACATCTTTTGCCCAACTTTTAAAACCATACATATTAGATGAGTCCCATACATATACAGTATTTGTATCTATATCCTTTGCTACTATGCAATGTATCTTAGAAGGATTAAATCCATCTGTTTCAATATCAAGAACAACTATCATGTATCTTTAAATAACTCTTTTTGTTTTTCCATAGTAGGTAATTCAAACTTATGATATACGTCTACATGTGTTTCACACTTAGGACAACTTAAATTAGTAACAATATCGTAATGGTCTTCTTCT